CGTGGCGCCAGAGATTCTTGCAGCCAATGAACGCACTATTGAGGAGCGTCTGGCGAGCACACGGATGATCCTGAGCCCCACAGAGCCTACTCCCACCAATCTGGCGGTTCTGACCCTAGGCTGGTTTCCAACAGACGGGTAGCAACGAACATCAGAGCAGGCGGAATGATCAGCTTGCGTGGCTTTGCTGCGATCAGCAGGCCGCGCTCATCCGTCCAGGCAGCGATCTGAATAACTGCGTTTTCCAACGAAGTTTCATTCAAGTCAGCGCCAGTTGAAGGGCGGTTGCTATTCGTACCACCGCTAACCAGCGGGTGCGCCGTGTTAAACAAAGAAACCCCGTCACCACCAAGATAGGCGTTGCTGAAGCCATTGTTGATCACCGAAGCAGCTTTCACCTGTTTGGTGTAAGCCATGGCGCGAGCCAAAGCCTTGGTGTAACGAGCAGACAGGCTGTCGTACAGGTTGTCCTCAATCGCCTCTTCAGTGATCGAGAACCCAAGAGCAATCGTTTCGTGGTTGTAACGAGCGGTGAACGCTTCCTGCGCATTGTCGTACGCAATCGCAGAACCTTCGTTCTTGACTGGAGCAGCGGAGAAACCAGACAGCTTGGTTTCTTCTTCAAAGCTACGCTCCGATTTCTCGGTTTCGTAAAGCTCTTTGTGCTCTTCGCCGTAACGGGAATACTCCAGACCAAACAGCGCATTAAGCCCCGGCAGGAGTTCCTTGAGTAGTTGGGCGCGTGAAATTGCCATTTTAAGTTACTCCTTAGATAGCGGTAGCGCTGTAATACTCATGGATACCGAAGTTGATTTTCACCAACATCTCGGGAATCTGAGTAAATACAATCGTCGAACTGGACGGGATGGTCGTTGCTGTCAAACCAAGCGAGGTCGTAGCTACGTTAATTGCAATCGAAGTCGTACCAGCGGCATAACCCGAAGTGGTAAACGAACCCGTGCGAACCAGTTGCCCGTTCGATGCAATATACGATACGTCAGAACCCTGAAGAATCGCACTTGGCAAACCACTACCAGTCAGCGTAATAGTCGTCGAAGACGAACTACCAGTTGCACTCGTAGCAACTGCCGTATCAGGAACAACACCAACAACACGCATTGGGAACGTCGAAGTAGTCAGAGTCGCTGAATACAACAGGGCGTTAGCCGAGTTACCAGTGTTGGAGCTACCAGTGTTATTAATCATCTGGTAGTTCTGACCGACCATGGCGTAGCTGCCCGACGCTACAGTCGTGCCCGACGAACAAACAACCGCTTTGAACACGGTGTCAGGATCGTCACACACAATCGCAACCCCATCACCAGCCAGCGTATTAGCGGGCCAATATTGGGAAAACTGCTTTTGCTTGGTTTGTGGGTTGGTAAACGAACAACCGAGGAAGACCCCGACCATGCCCGAGGAACCGCCACCAGTCGAAACCGACAAGCGCTGTGCAAAGCCTTGAGCAACTTTGACGATATCGCCATAGAAGATGCTTGTTGCTTCACCGTATTGGATCGGGATTTCACGGGTGGACCCCGCAAATACCTGACCACCGATCAGATTGATCGGCTTTAGCCCGTAGGGGGCGTCAATCGTAGGATAAGCCATAAAAAACTCCGTTATTTAGTACCAGAACCAAAGCCGCCGCGACTGACTGTGGATTTGCGATCCGCAAACAGCGGCATGCGGGGGTCATTGTTACGCATGAAGTTGTTGTCAACAGACTCCATTTGCTTCTGTGCCTGATCGTTGTAGTAATCCTGCATGGCTTCTGCTTTTTCAAGCGAAATTTTGCAAAGCAAAAGCCCGCCGATTTCCACATTGCCATCAGCATTACCCTGAACCATCAGCTCGGGATGATCACTCGCCTTAACCGGAACCCAACCCATCCTAAATTTGCCCGACACGTTAGTTGGCGACGCTTGCCCCAACACGTGAGTTGCAACCCACCGAAAAGCATAGCCCGCTTCGGGGGTAGGATCTGGCAGAGAACTCGGCGGTACGAAGACAGCGCGAGCAGTTTTTTCGCGTGACGCCAAGTCACGGGGAGTACGAGTAGTAGTTTCAGCCATTTGCATTCTCCAATTTAGCAACTTGATCAGCGTATTGTTTCAATGTCAGTCCATACTTCTTAGCCAGCGCAACCTGCGTGGTAGTCAGTTTGATCTGACGCGTGCCTGACGAGCGTGTCGCAGGCGCAACAACTGCCGATTGTTTCTTGGGAGCAGACCCCCCAAACATTTCAGGGAAAGTCTTATGCAGGCGTGAATCTATTGCCTGAAAGTACTCATCACTTCGCGGGTCAGTTCCCGAACTGACTAGTTTTTGATGCAGCCCTAGTGCGTAGCTGGTAACGTCCTCATACCCCTGTGCTCCGAACCACTGGTTTTTTGCCTGCCAGCGCAGTGTCTTTTCGTCCGGTTGAACCGCTTGGGGAACGGGTTGTTGTCTTTGTACAGTATCCGCAACTGTTTGTAAAGGAGTTGGGCGGAAGTTTTTAATCGACTCCAATTTTAACTTGGCTTCGGTCAAAGCTTCCTGGGCCGCAATGATAGCGTCTGTATCAAACGCTTCCTGCGCTTCCTTGTACTGGCGACGCACAGCAGCCAATTCTGCTTCAGCCGCAGCTTTGGCCGTCTTTGCATACTCGGTGGTGCCGTTGTCTACGTACTGTTTGAGCTGTTTGTTTTCTGCCAACAATTGCTGGGCAAAGCGCTCAAGCTCCTGCTTCTCTCGCAGCGTGGCTTCTTTGGCGCGGCGCTCATCGTGACGCGCATGCGTCAGCTCTTTGATGCGCCCCTTAACTTTGTCTGAGTACGATTCAATTTCGTCATCAGTTGGATCTTCGACTTCCCGATCCAGCGGCTTGCGCCCCCGGTCTTGCTCGGGCGTATCGTCAACAATCTCAATATCAATTTCTTCGTCGCTGGCTTTTGTCACTTGGACGCCGCCACCCTCATCGGGAAATTTGTACTCTTCCATGTGTCACCTCAATTAAGCGCGGCTAATGCCACGGGGATCTTCAACAACTGCTTCGACCTGATCGTCATTGATCAAACGAAACTCGCGGTCAAAAATTTTCAATCGCGTACCTGAATAGGCACGTACCAAAACAAAGTCGCCCTCTTTGCACCAAGCGCCGTAAGGGAACTTTACTTTGTCCTTATATGCGTCGGGGCCGATCTTCACTACAAAAAGCACCGTTGATGCAGGCTCTTCCTGTTTGATAAACACATCAGGCTTAACAATGTCAGTGCCCTCAAACGTGTCATCCATTTCAGGAATAGCGCAAAGAAGTTTCCACCCAGTCGGTGCTGGGATTGTCTTTGCTTTTTGCTCCGGCGTAAGTTCATCAGTCATTGGCTTCGTCCACTTTTTTAGCAAGGTCAATGATGTAACGCTCTGCAATGGCTAGACCTTGAATAACACCACAGAGTTTCCGATACTCCTCAAACGATTGACAACTGCCGTTAGCCAAATCATCAGCGTAGTTGTTTAAATCGTCGCGGATCTTTTCGCGCAATACACGGGCGAATTCGTGAATCATTATTTATTCTCCGGTTTGCGTTCTTTAGCTTGCGCCATTTGTGCAGCCACCTGCGCTTTATGCTTGGCGATATCTGCCCCGATACGCAGTCCCTCAGTCTCATGCTGGGCGACTTGTTTGGCTTGGCTTTCTTTAATCTGCGCACCCATCTTCATGCCCGCAAGCTGCATGTCGCCGGTCATTTTCTCCCGATCCAACGCAAGTCGTGCTTGGTCTAGCTGGTTACGCTGTGCCTGAGTAGCTGCCTGGGCCTGTGTTGCCTGCGTCTGTGCCGCCGACTGCTGCATCTTTAGCTGCATATCCTGCTGCTTGATCTGTGCATCGAGCTGAGCTTTCTGCGCCTCAAGCTGCAACCGAGCCTGCGACTCCTGCTGTCGCATCTGCAACTCTTGTTGTTTGAGCTGCAACTCTTGCTGCTGCATCTGGATCAACGGATCTTGGGCTTGCTGCTGCGCTTGCTGCTGCGCTTGCTCCCCTTTGTTCTTATCTACTACTTGTTTAGACGCCTGCGCAATCAACGTAGACAGCGCGTACTCGGCTTCTGGCGGCAGGTCATCGTCGTACTTAGGCAACGCCGCGCCAAGCTGCTGCTCAACCTGATAGCGATACAAGAACCCAGCGTGCTCGGCAATGTGCTCCATCAGCGCGGCAGAGATCTGCTGCGCTTTCGGGTTCTGCCCCAG